AGGTGCTGGTGGAGGTACTGGTGCTCAAGGTGCTACAGGTGCTCAAGGAGCTGGTGGAGGTACTGGTGCTCAAGGTGCTCAAGGAAATACTGGAGGTACTGGTGCTCAAGGTGCGACAGGTGCTCAAGGTGCTGGTGGAGGTACTGGTGCTCAAGGAGCTCAAGGTGCTACTGGTGGTGGTGGTTCACAAGGTGCTCAAGGAGCTGGTGGAAGTACTGGTGCTCAAGGTGCACAAGGGGCTGGTGGAAGTACTGGTGCTCAAGGTGCACAAGGGGCTAATGCTGGTATAACCACATTCAATAGTTCAACAAACAATTATTTATTAACTGCAGTTTCATCTACAACAATACAAGGTGAAGCTGATTTCCAAGTCGAAAGTGGTACAAATCCATCTTGGAAGTTTGGAGACCATGCTAGTGCTGGTAATGATACATTCATTAGTGGTTCAGATACAACTGGTGAAATAAGAATAGCTAGTGTTGGTGTTACAACATTAGGTGACCAACATGGTAGAACAAATGGTACTTATGTATCTGTTGATGATGTTAACGAGGTTATCAGAGTACAATCAGAGGGTTATGTTGTACTTGGTGATGACGATTGGGCTAGTTTCGGTAATGCTACACATTTCGAAGTAGACGATAATAACCAAACAATTAGTGCTAGTGCTACAAAGTTTATTGTAATAACTGGTCCAGGTACAAACACAGATTTAAGAATTGACTCTGATGGTGCAGTAACAACAGCTACTTCTGATGCTAGATTGAAAAAAGATGTTAGTGAAATATCTGAATCTCTCGATATCATCAAAGGTTTACGTGGTGTAACATATAAATGGAAGACAGAAGAAGAAGGTAATCCAAAACATACTAATGATGGTGGTAAAACCTACTATGGTCTATTAGCTCAAGAGGTAACAGGTTCAAGAGCTCATAGTATATCATTTGAAGATGGTGATGGATACTTGGGTGTCAGTTTATCAGAAGTTGTACCAGTACTTATCAACGCTGTTAAAGAATTAGAAGATAGAGTTAAGTTATTAGAAGAAGAACTGAAAAATAAATAAAACGTTTCAGAGCTTAGAAAGATACTTATATATAAGTTATAATAAATGTTATAAGGAGATATAATATGCCAGAACCAATTAAATTTGATAAAGAAGAATTGGAAGGTCTACAAGATATACAAAATAGATATCAGAGTAAGACTATTGAGTTTGGACAATTAAACGTTCAAAAGATTCTTTTATCACAACAAATGGAAACTTTAGAAAACCAAATTATTAATATGGAAAAGGATTATGTTCAGATACAAACTGATGAACGAGATTTAGTTCAGAAGTTAAATGAAAAGTATGGGCCAGGTTCATTAGACCCATCTACAGGAACATTTACACCAATAGAACAACCTAAACCACCACAACAATAATTTCAATAAATATCGTTTGGGAATTTAGCTACCTATTTATATAGGAATATGTTATATATTCGCATGCGTAAAAAAGATAACTAATTAATTAGGAGAAATATAATGGCAGAGAGAATCGTCAGTCCTGGTGTATTCACTCGTGAAAAAGATTTATCATTTCTTCCACAAGCAATCGGTGAGATTGGAGCGGCAATAGTAGGGCCAACTAAAAAAGGCCCCGCGTTTGTTCCAACCATTGTTCGTTCATTTAATGAATTTGTGGATGTATTTGGTGATGTCACGAAGGATTTCTATACACCATATGCTGTAGAACAATATCTACGGAGTGCTGGTACGGTTACCATTGTAAGAGTTCTTGGTGAAGATGGGTATTCAAATGACGTAATTAAACTATATGCTATATCAGCAAGTGCGACGAGGTCTCTCGCGTACCTTGCACCATCAGCAGGTGGTAATAGTGGAGCTGGTGACTTATCAGTTTCTTCCATTACAGGAGGAAACGTTGGGTCTACTGATTCTACACTTACTGTTACTGGTAGTGATGTAAGTGCTTATACAGCAACAATATCGTTTGATACGGGTAGTGCTAATTACATTGAAAATGTATTTAGTTATGATGCTCAAACTTCAGTAGGAGCTGGTGGTACAACTGTTCCAGTTTACTTATATGCTAATTTTAAAAATGCTCAATCATCTTTGAATTGGGTAGGTACAGAAGCTGTTTCAGCGTCTGTTGATACCATTAACTTTGCAAATCAAGATTATTCTAACGCTGAAACTCCAACCGTACACTCACAAATGATAAATGGAGCTCGTTTTAATCTATTTAAGATTAAGACTCGTTCACATGGTTCAAATGTAAATGATGACGTTTATGTTGTTATTTCTAACGTGAAAGCGGCTGGTAGTATAGCAGGGTCAGATTATGGTTCATTTAGTTTAGCTGTACACAAAGTTGATGATGGTTCATTAGTTGAATCATGGCACAATTTGAGTTTTGATGCTACAAGTACTAACTATTTACCAAGAGTTGTTGGTGATAGATATGTAACTATAGATGCAAACGGAAAACTTACTTATAATGGTGATTGGCCAAATATGTCCAACAACATTTACATAAGTGATTATTCAGCTCTCGAATTTGCACCAAAAACCGTAGTACCAATGGGTCATGGAGCTTTTACAAACCCAGTTCCTGGTGGAACTCACGTAAATGCGGCTCAGTTGGTAACACAACAAACAAGTGAGAACTTAGAGTTTGACACAACAATTCCATATGGATTTGACTTTAACTATTATTACACATATAATAATAATGGTACAGCTCATGATAACGTTTCTTACCTAGCACCAACACCAATAAGTGCTGGAGTTGGTAATAACGTTAGTATGTCCTTAGAAAATATGTTTGGTCATGCTTCTGCTTCAGCGGCTAGTGGTTATGCTACTGGTTCTGATAAAGTTACATTGGCTGGTTCACATATTAGTCAACGTAAATTTGCTTTACCATTCCAAGGTGGATTTGATGGTATGAATCCAGCTACAGTAAAGAATACAGGAGCTAACATAACATCAACAAATACTATGGGATTTGATTGTTCAACAGCTACTACAATGGGTACTAAAGTGTTTAAGAAAGCTATAAACGCTGTCAGTAATCCAGATGAGTTTGATATTAACTTACTCGTAACACCAGGTATTGTACATGGTTTACATAGTAAAGTTAGTGCAAGAGCTATGAACATGGTAGAAGAACGTGGTGATGCATTCTATGTAATGGATGCTTCTATATATGGTGAGAGTATATCTACAATGACAAGTCGTGTAACTACATTAGATACTAACTATGCAGCTACATACTACCCTTGGGTTAAAATTGTAGATTCTGGTACTTCTCTACCTGTATGGGTTCCGCCTTCAGTTGTTTTACCTGGTGTTATTGCTTATACAGACCAAGTATCACACGAATGGTTCGCACCAGCTGGTTTGAATCGTGGTGGATTAACTTCGGTAGTTGAAGCTCAAACAAGACTAACTCACGCTGAACGTGATGACCTATATGAAGAAAGGGTTAATCCTATTGCTTCATTCCCAGGTCAAGGTGTTTGTGTTTGGGGTCAAAAGACCTTACAAGCTAAACCATCTGCGTTAGACAGAGTAAATGTAAGAAGATTGTTAATCAGATTGAAGAAATTTATTGCTTCATCTTCAAGATACTTGTTGTTCGAACAGAATACTGCTGGAACAAGAAATCGTTTCTTGAACATTGTCAATCCTTTCTTAGATTCTGTTCAGGCTAATAGTGGTTTGAGTGCATTTAGAGTTGTCATGGATGAATCTAACAACACACCAGATGTGATTGATAGAAATCGTCTTGTTGGACAAATCTATATTCAACCTACGAGAACTGCAGAATTTATTGTTCTGGACTTCGTTGTACTCCCAACAGGGGCTACATTTCCAGAGTAATTAAACTTCTTAGTTTAAACTTAAAACCCACCTTAATCGGTGGGTTTTTTGTTTTAGTGATATTTATTATTGTGTTATAGAGAAGATAGACTATAACGATGTTAAAATTAACTTTTTTATGTATAGGTGATATTTATATATAAGAAAAAATAATTGAAATTTATTGGAGATATAAAATGGCTGAATTACTCGACCCTTCAGAAATAATGTTCACTCCGTTTGAACCGAAGACGAAGAACCGATATATCATGTATTTAGAAGGTATACCATCGTATCTAATTAAGACTGCGAATAGACCAAGTATTACTTTCGAAGAAGTTGAATTGAATCACATAAATGTGAAACGATACGTGAAAGGTAAAGGTGCTTGGGAGCCTATTGAAATTACCTTGTTTGACCCTGTTGTTCCAAGTGGAGCACAAGCTGTTATGGAATGGGTTAGATTACACAAAGAATCTGTAACTGGTCGAGATGGTTATTCTGATTTTTACAAGAAAGACATAACTATTAATATGTTAGGTCCAGTTGGTGATAAAGTAGAAGAGTGGACATTAAAAGGTGCGTTTATTGTATCAGCGGCTTTTAATGATTTAGATTGGTCAGTTAGTGACCCTGCTGAAATTACATTGAGTCTACGTTACGATTACGCTATATTACAATTCTAACAATATTTTATTGGTGGATAGGGGGAAGTTTGTGGTGGACTTCCCCTTTTTTTTGCATAGGGTTTTTTGATTTAAGCTGATACTTATTAAAAAGAAGTTTTATAAAATAGTTTTATATGAAATCACATTATAATACATTAAGGAGAAATTATGGCTAAGAAAGAAAAGCCTAAGTTTCCAACCGAGATAGTACCATTACCATCAGGCGGTAAGTACTATCCAGATGGACACCCACTATCCAGTGGTGAAGTTGAAGTAAAATATATGACAGCTAAAGAGGAAGATATTCTTACTTCACAGAATCTTATCAAACAAGGTAAAGTAATTGACGTATTGTTAGAATCACTTGTACAAGGTGACTTTAATATGGATGATATGTTAATTGGTGATAAGAATGCAGTTATGATAGCCGCTCGTGTTCTTGGATATGGTAAAGATTACGAATTTGAAATGGAAGACCCAACTACTGGGGAAAAAGAAAAACAAGTTCTTGATTTAACTAGCCTTGACCACAAAGAAACAGACTTTGATGATGACTATACATTTGAATTACCAAATTCTAAAAGGGTATTAGGTTGGAAGTTTATAACACAACGTGATGAAAACGAAATAACAGAGGAATTAAAAGCTCTACGTAAAGTCACAAAGAGAAGTGGTATAGAACAAGAAGTAACTACAAGACTAAGAAAAGTTATTACATCAGTAGATGGAGACGAGAGTGTCGGTACTATTAATAACTTTGTCAATAATGAATTTTTGTCTCGTGACTCAAAAGCATTTAGAGATTATTTATTGTCCGTAACACCTGATGTGGACTTAAATATCATTGTTGATTTTTCTTCAGGTGAGGAGGTCGAAGTCACCGTTCCTATGACGGTGGAGTTTTTTTGGCCTAAGTCCTGAACACAAACCTAAGATACACGAACAAATATTCCAAATAGTATTTCATGGGAAAGGTGGCTTTACCTATGATGCAGTGTACTCTATGCCCACATATTTACGTAAATTCTATTTCTTACAGATGCAAGCCTTCTATAAAAAGGAGAAAGCAGAATACGATAAAGCAAATAAAAAATCATCTTCGGCAAGAGGGCCAAATATAACTCCAAGACGATAAATTTGATTTATTTGATATTTATTATTGATTAAATCCCCTAACGATATATAATACGGAGACAATAATGGAAGATATCAAAGATATAAAAAAGATAGCTAAAAAATATCTAAAATCCCCAAAAATCTACAAAATGAGAAACAAGATTCAAATTGTAGCAACAAGTGGAGCCTACATGAACCTTGAACATGACCCAAGTGGTAAAAGTTACGAAATAATTGACCCATCAGACAATCTTATAGGTGGTGGTGATTATGATGTAGTGATGGAGCCCTTTTCAGAGTTTAGGGATTTATTACGTTCTATGAAATTAGAAATCAAAGAAGTAAAAGAAAGTAATGTCTACGAAGGTATTATCAGTACCTTATTTCAAAGAGTTATGGCTGGTGCTAAACCAAAAGATGTAGTACAACAAGCTACTAAAAATCATCCAAGTCTTGAAAAACTTGAAAAAGAAATTGAAAAAGATTTGGTAGCTTTACACAAAAAAGAAAAAGAACTAAATAAAAAACTTTCTAAACTTCCAAAACTAGCATAGGTTTAAAAACTAAATGGCAACAGAAAGAACAAAGGCTGATTTAAAAGCCCTTAAAGAAGAACAAAGACTTATTAAGGAGATTAATAAAGAACGCAAAGAAATATTAATAACTCTTAATAAAGCTAAAAATATGGATTTACAAGGGGAAAAGGCTAAAAAACGTATTCTTGAGCTGGAAGAACAAGATAAAAAGTTAAAAGAAAAAATAAATGAGATAAAAAAAGAAACAGTTACATACGATGAAGATGTTGCCGATTTATCATCACAAGTTAATGATACCTTAAATAAAGGTATAAACATACATAATAGTTTAAACAAACTTGGTGCTAAACAACTTTTTACACAAGAACAAATAACTGAACAATCACAGACCATAAACAATGTAGTTGGTACAAATGTAGATTACCAAACAGATATATCTAAGATATTGATGGAACAACAACAGACTACCAATGTACTACAACAAAATCAAGCGGCTATAGGAACTGAAGCTTTTAAACAAGTAGATTTAGGAGCACAACAAACTGAAATAGCAGAACAACGTTTAATGTTACAAACTGGTCAAACAGATTTATCAAAAGCAGAGGTTGACTACGCTCTCGAATTATTAGATATCGCACAAGACAGATTAAACGTACAAAAGAAGATATCTAAAGCTCAAGATATGCAACAAAATGCTACCAAACAATTAATGCAACCAATGGAAGACATTAAGAATAAAGCCGCTGAGTTGGGTGGTATGATGAAAGCTGTATTTGCTAATCCAGCACTCGCTCTTGTTGCTGGTTTAGGTTTAGCCGCTAAACAAATGTTCGATTTATTCAAGGGTGCTCAAAGTCTTAAAACAGAATTAGGTATTAGTGATGAGGCCGCTGTAGGTCTACAAATGCAGATATCTGAAGTATCTATGTCTATGAAAGCGGCAGGAGTTGAAAGTGCTGATGTAGCAGAAGCTCAGATGGCCTTAATAAACAATTTTGGTGGTGTAGCCGCATCTTCAACCGAGTTATTAATGAGTATGGGTCAATTGAAAGCTGACTTTGGTGTTAGTGGTCAAGCCGCTGGAGCTCTAATGGTCACGATGAAAGCTATAGGAGCTGGTTCCGAACAAGCCGCTTTCGCTATGGCCAAAAATGTTGCTTCACTAGCTCAAGCTGAAGGTGTAGCACCAGGTCAAGTAATGCAAGACATAGCTAATAATACTGAAGCTTTTGCTGGATTCGCCAAAGATGGTGGTATGAATGTCGCTAGAGCCGCGATAGAAGCTAAAAAACTTGGTATAAACTTTGATACTGCAGTAAAGATAGCAGATAACTTATTAGATTTCGAATCAAGTATACAACAACAAATGGAAGCTGAGATTTTACTTGGTAGACAATTAAATCTTGATAAAGCTCGTCAACTAGCTCTGTCTGGTGATATAGAGGGTTTACAAAGAGAAGTATTAAAAAATGTAGGTACTGAAGCAGAATTTAACCAAATGAATGTTCTTCAAAGAAGAGCGTTAGCACAATCTATTGGTATTAGTGTAACAGAATTATCTAAGATGGTAGCTAATCAATCCAATATAAATAAACAGACGGATACTCAAAAGGTTACTATTTCTTTTATGGCTGGAATAATGAAAGAAATACGTGGATTGAGTAAAGACTTGGTTAAGATTTGGATGGTATTGAAACCAATATTTATGATAGTTTTAGGAGT